GAAGACAAAGGATAGATATCACACATGTAAGGGAGGTGGGGGTGTGAGTGATACACTTGAAATCGTAGAAATGCTAAAAGAATTAAAAGAATATAAAAAAATAAAAAAAGATATCATTAAACAACTTAAATTAAAAAAAGCAAATACACCAACTCTTCTAGGCCAAGTGAATGATTATATGGCAATGTGGGTTACAAAAGAAATGATTATTGCTGATATAGAAGAAAGAGGAGCATATACTACTTATGATAATGGAGGAGGACAAAAGGGCACAAAGAAAAACGATGCAGTTGCAGATCTGACAAAAATAAATGCTCAAATGTTAAAGCTACTGGATGCGTTAGAAATAAAACCATCCACAATAATCTCAGATGATAAAGATGAATTATAAAAAGTTAATACCAGAAGTACAAGACTATATTGATTTAGTTCGTAGCAGTGCAATTGAAGTTTGTAAAGAGCAGTTGCAGTTATGTGATTATGTTGAAAAATGTTTTCGTGAAGAAAATTTATTTATTGACGAAACGCACCTACATAAATATTTAAATCTTATAAAATACTTTCCGTTTGAATTATTTGAATGGGAGGTATTTTGTTTTACCCTCCATAATTGTACTTATAAAAAAATAGGAATTTTAAGATGGCCTGACTTATTTATTATGGTTGGTCGTGGAGCTGGTAAAAATGGTTACTTATCTTTTGAAGATTTTTGCTTAATATCTGAAGTTAACACAGTTAAAAAATATAATATATCTATTTGCGCTAACAGCGAAGAGCAAGCTAAAACTTCTTTTGAAGAAATATATGACGTGCTTGAAGTAAACAAACAAAAACTTAAAACACATTTTTATTGGAGTAAAGAACTTATTAAAAATCTTATAACTGGCAGTGAATTAAAATTTAAAACTTCTAATGCAAAAACAAAGGATGGCGGTAAAGAAGGAAAAATAGATTTTGATGAAGTGCATTGTTATGAAAATTATAAAATTATAAATGTATTTAGAACTGGACTAGGAAAGAAAAAGAATCCCCGCACAACGGTAATCACAACACAAGGGGATGTAAGAGACGGTCCGCTCGACAGTATGTTAGCTACAGCATTAAATATACTTAAAGGTGCCGAGGAAGATAACGGAACGCTTCCGTTTATTTGTAGGTTAAATGATGAAAAAGAAGTTGATAATCCTAAAATGTGGGATAAGGCTAATCCATCTTTACATTACCTGGAGGAACTAAGGATAGAAATAGCCAAGGAATATATAGCTTATAAAAAAGATCCAGTTAATAATTCAGCATTTATGACAAAAAGAATGAACTTACCTAAGGGAGATGCAGATGTTGAAGTAACAGAGTGGGAAAATATACTTGCAACTAATCAACCTATTCCCGATTTACAAGGTCAAACTTGCTGTGTGGGAATTGATTATGCCAAGACTACAGACTTTGTATGCGCTGGGTTGTTATTTAGGTTTAAAGGAAAATATTATTGGTTATCCCATACATGGATTTGCAAAAAATGCAAAGACTTGGGGAGGATAAAGGTGCCACTAGAAGAATGGGAAAAGCTTGAACTTTTAACTTTTGTAGATGGTCCTGAAGTATCACCAGATACCCCGGCAGAGTGGGTAGCAGAAATGGCACAAAAGTATAACCTTACCGTAATGGGTATGGATAATTACCGTTACACATTACTGGCAAAATCACTTAAGACAGTTGGATTTGATACAGATAAGGGCGGAGCTAATAATATTAAACTTACAAGACCTAGCGATCAAATGAAATTTGCACCAACTATAACAAGTTTATTTGTTAATCATAGTATTGTGTGGGGAGATAATCCTTTAATGCGTTGGTATACGAATAATACATGTACACATCCCGAAGCCCATGATAATACAAGTTACGGAAAGATAGAACCGAAAAGTCGTAAGACAGATGGATTTATGGCTTTTGTAGCAGCTATGTGTGCAAGTGGAGATTTAGAAGATAGTGGTGATGTAGTAGAAGTTGAACTTCCATGCTTCACTTATTAAAAAAGAAGGTGAGGGAATCAGTATGAATAATTTAATAGTTTATAAATGTTTAGATTGTGGTCACTATAATATATCAAATAAAGATGGACGTATATGTGCTAAATGTAACGGACCTATTGCACCAATGGGAGAAGCAACTAATATAGACAAAAGCAAATTAATGACCGTAAATGTCAGCCTAAAAGATACTGATATTTTTAAAGAATCAATAGCTTTATTAAAAGAGATAGCTATAAGAAAAGATACTTCACAGGATATTAAAGATAAAATACTTAAATATGCTAATGAAATAAATGATCCTAATCGTGTAAGAATTATTGTTTGTCAAAGCTGTGGTGCTCTTCTAGTAACATTTGATAATAAAGGTAATTCACGCATACACTTAAAATCTTCAAATATTAGTATTGGAGATAATAGGATAATGACTTTGAAATGTAACTGTGGTTGTGAAATTCAATATAAAGAAAATTAAGTCTTAGAAATAAGGCTTTTTATTATGCCCTGAAGGGAGGTGATAAATATATGAATTTTTTAAACTGGATGGCAAGCTTTTTAGGAGTTGGAGAAACTAAGGTAAATGTAACCCAAAAAGAAATATCAAGCCAGGCAGTCCAATTGCAAATAGAAGCATTTGCAATAATATCTGCTATTAACTTAATAGCTAGTGCAGTAAGCAAATGTGAGTTTAAAACCTACTCCAAGGGCGCTGAATTTAAAGGCGAGGAATATTACACATGGAACATTGAACCTAATAAAAACCAAAATTCAAGCCAATTTATACAAAAGTTTATGACTACATTATTATATGAAAATGAATGTCTCATTATTGAGGTAAATGGACAGCTAGTAATTGCAGATAGTTTTTATCAAAATGAGTTTGCGGTAGTGGAAAATTATTTTGATAGTGTGACAAGCGGAACAATGTCTTTTAAAGGCACCTTTAAAATGAGTGATGTTCTTTATTTTAAGCTAGGTGATAGTGACATAAGGGCTTTACTATCTAACTTAATGCAAGGCTATAACAACCTACTGAATATGTCTATAAATAAATATAAACGTTCTGGTGGAAGAAAAGGAATCCTTGATATTGATACAGCTGCAAGTAATAACGAAAAGTTCCAAACAAAATTTGAGGACTTAATGAATAACAAATTTAAAAGATACTTTGAAGCTGAAAACGCAGTTCTTCCACTTGAAAAAGGTTACAAATATAATGAGCAAACTGGCGAAGGTGGTAAAAAGAGCGCAAGTGAAATTGCCGATATTACAGTAATGACAAAAGAAATATTTGATAGAGTAAGCCAGGCATTCAAAATGCCTCCTGCATTACTTAGAGGAGATATTGCAGATGTTAGTAAGATTACAGATAATTTTTTAACATTTTGTATAGATCCACCGCTTGATATGATAGCCGAGGAAATTATCCGTAAGAGATATGGAAAGGTAGCTTACTTAGCAGGTAATTACTTAAAAATTGATAGTACTTGCATTAAACATGTAGATCTATTTAGTATATCGGAAGCCTTTGACAAGCTAATAGCTAGTGGAGGTTACTCAATAGACGAATTAAGAGTAAAGGCTGGTGATGTACCGTTGAATACAGAATGGAGTAAGAAACATTGGATCACTAAAAATTATCAAGGCATAGAAACAATAGGATAAGTAGTGAAGGGAGGTGAAATATAATGCCAAAAACAAACTTTTTAGTAAAACAAATAGCTGAAACTAATTCATTGGATTTATATATTTATGATGATGTAGCGGAGGATAGTACAAACTGGTGGACTGCAGAAGTAACTGTAAGCGAAACATCAGCAAAGTATATGAAAGCTCAACTTGAAAATGCTAAAGATGTTAAAAACATTAATATCTATATAAATAGTTATGGTGGAAGTGTTAAAGAAGGGTTAGCAATTTATAACCAATTAAAAAGACATACAGCGCAAAAGACTGTTTATGTTGATGGATTTGCTTGTAGCATAGCATCAGTTATAGCTATGGCAGGTGATAAGGTAATAATGGGTACAAATACATTAATGATGATACATCATGCAGCTATGGGAGCGTGGGGGAATGCTACTGAACTAAGAAAGGCTGCTAATGATGTTGAAGTTATTGATAGTGCTAGTTGCTCAAGCTATCTCGCAAAGGCTGGAGATAAACTAACAGAAGATACTCTTAAAGAATTATTAGATGGACAAACTTGGCTTAGTGCTGAACAATGTTTGCAATATGGATTAGCTGATCAAATATCAGGGAAAGAAGATAAGACAGTTACAGAAGCTAAGCAAAGATATAATGCAGCTATGAAATTTGAAGCAGAGCAACATGAACCAGTTACGAAGGTACCTGAAAACTTAATCAAACAAAAAACCAATGCTGAAAAATTAATGGCAGCATTTAATAAAAAAAATAAGAACGTGGAGGTATAAATATTATGACAATGAAATCAAAAGACTTAATACTACAGCAATTAAAGGACACTTTAGCGGTGGCAATGAAATCAACTGATGAAAACGCAATTGCGCAGGCATTCGCAGGATTCGCAGAGGGTGTTCAACAAAATGTAATGGAAGAATTTAAAGCTTATCAAATGACAGCAGACAGTAATATTTTGACTAAAAGAGGGGTGCATCAATTAACCGCAGAAGAAACTAAGTTTTATCAAAGCATAATTACTGCAATGTCTTCAAAGGATCCTAGGCAAGCATTTACAACTTTAAGCACTGCATATCCAGAGACAGTAATAGACAATGTAATAGCAGACATTAAAGCAGCTCATCCATTACTTAACGCAATCAACTTTACAAACACAACTATCTTGACTAAGATGATCGTGAATAAGCAAGGAGCTCAGCTTGCAGTATGGGGCGCAATAAACTCCATAATAACTGCTGAATTAAGTGGCGCAATCGGAGAAATAGATCTTTCACTTTGCAAATTATCTGCATTTATGCCAATTTCAAAGGATATGTTGCTAGTAGGACCAGCTTGGATTGATGCTTACGTTAGAAGTACATTAGCAGAAGCAATTGCTTTGGCTTTGGAAACTGCAATAATCACTGGTACTGGTAAAGATATGCCAATAGGTATGGATAGAAGCGTAGCTGATGATGTAACAGTAACAGCTGGAGTATATCCTAAAAAAATTCCTATGGTAGTCTCTGATCTTAGCCCGCTTACTTTTGGAGCGATTGCTGGTAAATTAGCGCAAGCACCAAACGGAAAACAAAGACCAGTAAATAGCATTTTAATGGTTGTTAATCCATTAGACTATTTTACAAAAATATATCCTAACACAACTATAAGAGCATTGGACGGTACTTATTCTTTTAATGTTTTACCTTTCCCTTGTACTATAGTTCAATCCACGGCGGTAACTGCTAATAGTGCTATATTTGGACTAGCTGATAAATACTTTATGGGCATTGGCGCAGGAACAAAAGAGGGCAAAATCGAATTTAGTGATGAATTTAGATTTTTAGAAGATCAAAGAGTATACCTAAGCAAGTTAATAGGTAATGGTAAAGCATTAGATGATAATGCTTTTATCCTTGCAGATATATCTACAATGATAGCAGCAGCACTTGAAGTAGTAGTTACTAACATTGTAAAGACTAAAGAACAGGTTTAATTAAGAGGTGATTTAAATGCCAGATACAACAATTACATTGGATCAGCAGTTGTTGCTTGATGTTAAATCATATTTACACATAACCTGGACAGATGAAGTCACAGAGCAAAATTTAACTGATGCCATAAATAGCAGCAAGACACGTTTGCAAGAAATTGCAGGCGTGTCTATTAGCTTTGAAATCGGTGGATTATCAAGAGATTTATTAAAGGATAGGTGTAGATATATTAACAGCCAAGCCTTAGAAATGTTTGAAAAGAATTTTGCACAGGAGCTTATGAGTTTGCATATTACTAGCCAAGTTAATGCCATGCCGGATGAGGTGGTTATTATAGTATGAAAATAAAAACTAATGTTGAATTTATTGCTTTTGATGATGGAATCTGTGATATCTATACAGAGGATGAAGGTAGCGAGAAGATTATTAAATATGATAATCTAGGCTTTAGTAATCGTGTATTAGGATTTAAAAGATTCTTTGAAGCTTCAGCTAATCAAATTATAATAAATAGAGTGATAAGAATACCACAGCTACCTGGCATAGATAATTATGATTATGTTGAAATTGAAATTGATAAAGTTAAAGTTAAATATGGTGTTAAAATGGTACAACCAATTCCGGACACTAACCCATTAAGTACTGATTTAACTTTAGATAAGGCAAGGTAATATATTATGAGTAGTATTAAAGTTGATGGGCTTGCAGACTTAATAGCGGAATATATGACCGGTTATACCCAAGATATTACTGATGGAGTAAAAAAGGGGATAGATGTTGTATCAAAAGAATGCAATGAAGAAATTAAAAATCATATTACTTTTAAACAACATCCCGGAAACAAATATGTAAAAGCTTTTAGAATTAAATCTATATTTGAAGATAGATTTAATAAAAGGAATGTATGGCATGTTACTAATGGACAATATAGGTTAACTCACCTATTAGAAAATGGCCATGCATTAAACCAAGGTGGAAGAGCTGAAGCTTATCCACACATAAAATATGGTGAGGAACTAGCTAAAAAAAGGATGGAAGAATTAGCAAAGGAGGCAATAGAAAATGCTGGACATTGAAACGTGGTTGGAAACTACAGGGCTGAAAGTTGCAGAGGAACGTTTTTTAAAACCTCCTCCTCTTCCTTATATTATTTTTATGAAAGATATTGACGTAAGCGGTGCTGATAATAAAAACTGCATAGCGGATAGAAAAGTTAGCATTGAATTTTATGCAAAAGAAATAGATCATGTATCGGAAACATTAATAGAAAATTTGTTGAATGAAAAAGCAATTAAATATAAAAGAGATCGTACATGGATTGATAGTGAGAAATTTTATCAAACTGTGTACGATTTTAATTTAGTAGAAAAATTTTAGGAGGTAATTATATGTCAGTTGTAGGAGAAAAAATTGTACTAGGTAGTGGAAAATTATACACAAAGGTCTTTACCACAGGAGCAATTCCTACGGATGCGCTATTGGAGGTTGAGGCTAATCTACTAGGACTTATTAGTGGTGGCGCAACATTGGAGTATAAACCAAAGTTCTATGAGGCTAAAGATGATCTAGGGCTTGCAAGCAAAACAATATTAACTAATGAAGAAGCTACTTTAAAAAGTGGAATTATGACTTGGTGTGGTAAAACACTTGCTAAGTTATGTGCTACTGCAAGAGTAACAGAAGCACTTGGGAAAAGAGCTGTAAAAATAGGTGGAACCAGTAACCAAACTGGAGAAAAGTATGTTATTAGATTTTTACATGAGGATGCTCTTGATGGAGATATCCGTATCACAATAGTTGGAAATAACCAGGCAGGCTTTTCATTTAAATTCTTGAAAGATAAGGAAACCATAGTAGATGCGGAATTTAAAGCAGCACCAATGGACAATGAAGGAACTTTAATAATATACGAGGAAGATATTCCAACAGTATAAAAAATATAAGGGTAGTATTAGCTACCCTTTTTTAGGAGGTTATTAATTGTTTGATATAAACACTATTAGCAAAAGATATTTTAGTATTAAATTAAATATAGAAATTGATGAAGAAATAAAAGAGCTAGTGCTTGAGGTAGAACCACCAAAATTAAAAGCACTTAAGAAAATTACAGCATTAAGCAAAGTTAAAAATGAAGATACAATAGAAGAATTATCAGAAGCAATCGGGATGATCCTTAGTAAGAATAAAAGCAAATACAATGTACCTTCAGAAGTGATTGACGAATTAGATCTTGACCAAATGTCAGAAATCCTTACAGCTTACTTTGGATGGCTTGCTAAAACTAAAAATTCCCCAAACTAAAAATCCCTTATTATGATGATGGTAATGGTGATAAGGGACACTATGAAGTAAATACATTAGAAGAGAAAGTTGTTTGCGAGTATTCTGGATATAGTTTTGTTAGAATATATAACATGGATATATTTGAATTTTGGTTTTGGTTACGTGATGCAGCAATATATAATCACATGCAAAGCGAAGAGGGTAGAGAATATTTAGATAAGTGTTGGTGTATGGAACAAACTTCCCCGGATAGGCAACGATTGAGGGAGACGATAGGAAAAAAATAAAAATAATTAAAAAATTATCTTTTGATAGTTTCTTTTTTTTAATGCATTTTTTAGAAAGGAGGTATATAAATGGCTAATAATATAAAAGGCATAACTATTGAAATCGGTGGTAATACAGGGCCTTTGGATACTGCTCTAAAAGGTGTAAATAAAACTAGCAGAGACTTACAAAGTGAACTTAAAGAAGTTAATAAGCAGTTAAAACTAGATCCTGGAAACACTGTTTTATTAACACAAAAACAGAAGTTACTCGCTGAAAGCATAGCCAGTACAAAAAGCAAACTTGATACTTTAAAAATAGCTGAAGGTCAAGCACAGGATCAATTTAAAAAAGGAAAAATATCTGAAGAACAATATAGAGCATTACAAAGAGAAGTTATTAAAACAGAGGCTCAATTAAAGCTTTTAGCAACACAAGCTGATAAAAGCAACCTTACATTAAGTAAAGTTAAACTTGGAGCTCAAGGGATAGCTGATGGAGCTAGCAACATTGCTGGTAAAATGACACCAGCCACTATTGCAATAGCCGCTCTTGGCGCTGGTGCTGTAAAGCTAGGTAGTGATTTAATTGAAAGTACCAATAAGGTTGATGTAGCATTTGGTAAAAATGCTAATGAAGTAAAAGCATGGTCAGATACTACATTAAAAAAGTTTGGTATTGCTAAAGGATCCGCACTAGAAATGAGTTCACTTTTTGGAGATATGGCAAGCGGAATGGGTATAAACACAAGCGAAGCTAGTAAAATGTCAACTACGCTAGGTGGATTAGCTGGAGACTTAGCAAGTTTTAAAAATATTGGATTAGATCAAGCACAAAATGCCCTAAAAGGCATATTTACCGGTGAAGGTGAGAGCTTAAAATCACTTGGAGTTATTATGCTAGATAGTACATTGGCAGCCTTTGCACTAAGTACAGGACAAAAAACAGCCTATAAAGATATGACACAGGCTGAAAAGGTAATATTAAGATATCAATATGTATTAGATAAAACTAAAAATAGTCAGGGAGATTTTGCTAGGACGAGTGATGGAGCAGCAAATAGCATGAGAATTGCAACAGAAAGCACAAAAGAAGCTTCCTCCACCATTGGCGTTATGTTGGCGCCTGTGGTTGCACAAGTAGCTCAATATATAGCAAATTTAGCTAAAAACTTTTCAGGACTAAGTGAAGGAACAAAGAAAACTGTTTTAATTATAATAGGATTAATTGCAATTATAGCACCATTGGCGGGTTTAATAAGTGGTATAGCAACTATAGTTGGTGTGGTAACTACTGTAATTGGTGTTATTACCGCAGCAATAGGTTTATTCACAGGTACTTTATTAGTAGCAGGTCCAGCGGCAACAGCATTAGCAGCGGCTATTACTTTTATAACGGGTCCAATCGGACTTACTATCTTAGCAGTAGGGGCATTAGTAATAGGGTTTATGTATCTATGGAAAAACTGTGAAGGTTTTAGAAACTTTTGGATTGGATTATGGACTAGCATAAAAGAAACCACAAAAGTTGTCGTGGATGCGCTTGTAGTATTCTTTACAGTTACAATTCCCCAAGCTTGGAAATCTGTAGTTAGTTTTTTTACAGGAATACCGGCATGGTTTAGTAATTTATGGAATGAAACAAAAACAAGCACAGAGAATATTTGGAATGGAATAGGTGCTTTTTTTGTTAATCTTTGGACAAGTATTACTAATAGTATTACAAATGTATGGAATGGTATTAAAACCTTTTTTACAACAGTTTGGAATGGAATAGTAACAGCGGTAATGGCAATAGTAAGACCATTTATATTAGGAATTACAAATATATTTAATAGTGTTAAGCCAGGCTTAGAAATAATATTTAATGGTTTAAAATTATTTTTTACAGGAGTTTGGAATGCAATTAAATTAATCTTTTTAGGACCTATACTTTTAATCTGTGATCTAGTAACTGGTAATTTTGGAAAACTAAAAACGGATGCAACGAAAATATTTATAGGATTGCAACAAGCATTTGCGCAAATATGGGCAGGTATTAAAGCAATATTTGTAGGTGTGGTTACCGCTATTAGTGGATTCCTAATATTACAATGGAATGGAATAGTAAATATAACTAAAGCAGTTTGGAACGGTTTAAAAGCCTTTATGAGTGCACTATGGACTGGCATAATAAATACAGCTATAGTAGTGTGGAATGGTTTTACAGGATTTATGGTAGCGTTATGGGATGGCATTAAGAATGTTGCTGTAGCTGCTTGGAATGGGCTTAAGAATTTAGTAATTAATATAATAAGTGCATTAGTAAATGGAGCAATAAGCACATTTAATGGTGTATTAAACTTTTTTAGGAACCTTCCAGGAACTTTATGGAGTTTAGGATCAAATGCTTTTAATGGTTTAAAGAACGGAATAACATATGTTTTAAGTACGTTAGGGAGTGCAGTGGCAAATGGGTTTAATAGTGCCATATCATTTATAAAAGGGCTACCAGGGCAAGCCCTAGGATGGGGTAAAGACTTTGTACAGGGTTTAATAGATGGTATTACTTCCAAAGTTAGCGCAATCGGTGATGCAGTGGCCGGAGTAGGAAATAAAATAAGAGGATTTTTACACTTTAGTGTTCCAGATGAAGGACCACTTACAGACTATGAGTCCTGGATGCCTGACTTTATGACAGGACTAGCAAAAGGAATTGAAAATAGTAAACATTTAGTAGCTAGTGCAGTTAAGGGATTAAGTACAGACATGAATATAGGAATGAGTTTAAGCCCTGCAATGGCTGGAATAGGAAGTATGGGGAGTCAAGGGAATACAAATAACAGTTATGGAAGTATCCTGCATACTGACAATGTAACTATTAATAATGGTATGGATATACAGACTTTGGCCCAAGAATTAGAATTTTACAGAAGTAAGGCTGCAAAGTCGAAAGGAAGTGAGTAATTTGTTTTCTTATTTTATTTGGAAAGGTTTAAATTCATTGGATAAAAATATAATGGTAAACAAATTACCGGACTTTGAAAGAGCGGAGGCTAATATAACTAAAATTGTTATTCCTGGCCGAGATGGATTTTTGACCGTTGATGATGGAACATATCAGGGTAAAATTAGATCTTGTGAGTGCAGCTTGGATGATGGGAATATTGATGATGTATGTGCGTGGCTTATAGGATCAAGCGAAGTAATATTTAGCAATGAGCCAGACAAAAAGTATAAAGCAACAATAATTAATAAGATCCCTTTTGGGAAGATCATCCCTATATTCCACACTTTTATAATACAGTTTGATTGCCAGCCACACAAATACAGTTTAGACAGTAGCTTGATCTCATTATTAAGTCCTGGAACGATTTTTAATCTAGGAACAGCGGATAGTTTACCTAGAATTAAAGTCTATGGGAATGGTGCTATAGTGCTTAATATCAATAGCACCATGATAAATCTTAGTAATGTATCAGAATATGTGGTGGTAGATAGTGAATTAATTGACTGCTATAAAGATACAGTTTTAAAAAATAATGATATGAGTGGAGAATTTCCGGTATTGATTCCAGGCCTAAACGGAATAAGTTGGAGCGGATCAGTAACAAAAGTGGAGATTTTACCTAATTTCAGATATTTATAAGGAGGCAAATTTATGGTTAAGCCATGGAACTTTACATTTAATATAAAAAGTAGAAACATTTTGCCGGTAATAGAGCTAACACAAGGAGATACAAATACATATAGATTTAATATTAATCTTGTAGATGGTGCTTTACCGGTACCTTTGGCAGACCAAACAGTTAGATTAGTATTTAAAAAAACTGATGGAACAAGTGCATTTAAAGACTTTGAAATTATAGATGCGGTTGCAGGTAAAGTAAGTATTTTATTAACTTCTCAAGCAGCTGCTGTACTTGGAAATGTAGATGCATCAATTAAGATTTATGGGTTAAATATGGAGCTCTTAACTAGCACTAAATTTAATTTTAAGGTTGTTGCAGATCTAATGGATGAATCTACAATAGTAAGCGCAAATGAGTTCTCTGTGCTTACTGAAGCACTAACAAAACTTGATGGATGGGAAACATCTTTCCAGGGCAAATATGATGGATTAGAGGCCCAATATGCCACAGATTTAACACAAGTTAAGTCGTCATTGGCAAATAAGGCGAATAAAAATGGCGATACATTAACAAATTTAATTGCAACCGGAGGATTAAACGGAGCTTATACGAGGACTGCTGATGGCAATGGTAGTGGATTATTTCCTTATAATGCTCTTATAATTTTATATGCGGTAGATAGAGGGAGTACTACACACTATCTATTTGCTATGGGATTCAAAACTGCTGGAGTAGTGCCAGCGTTAACAGTTATTAGCAATAATACTTTAACATTAGGAGTTAGCAATGCAGGAGGAACACAAGTTGTTTTGGGTGGGGCATATAACGTTATGATGACTTATGGTATAAGCATACCTATATAGGAGGGGATAATATGATAATTGGAAATATAGAAGCTAAGACATTAAATGCGGACTTAACAAAAATAAATATAAATAGCACATTAATCGACGATTTTACAATAGAGATTGAGATTGTAGATGTAACTCCAATACAAGCTTTAATAGATATGTATACTTATGTGCAACCTCTACCGCCCCAAAAATCAGATATAGAAATAAATTCAGAAAGAATAACAGGTCTAGAAGATGCATTAATGTTTCTAATGGGTTAGGATAAAATCGCCGAGAGGAGGTGATTAGATGTACGGATTTATTTTAAATATGTGGATAATGGCAAGAATAGATGCAGTCAAAGTTCAATCTTATGTTCCTAGATATATTACACAAATAGAATGTGATATGATTTTAGCTACCCCACAAACACCGGGAACTTTGTCAGTAGCAACAGAAACGGTTTAATTTAATAGGCAATATCTAAGGGCTTTAAATAGTCTTTTTTATTGCCTTTTTACTAAACAATAGGATAATATTACGCACTAATGTGTAATAGTGTGTATTAGTATCCATTCATGTAACAAAGTATGAAATGTGTTATATAATTATCCTCTAGGGGATGATTGGGGATGGCAATAAGAAGGCAAAACATGAGTATAGATCCAGTGGTTTTTGAAGAGTTTTGCAAGATAGCAGGTAATAAAGGTATGAAAATATCTACCTGGGTAACTGCTAGAATGAAAGAGTTTGTAGAGGAAGAAAAGCTTCTGGAAGAATTGAAAAAGAATAAAAGATGAGGGCACCTGAAAGGGTGTCTTTTACTTTATAAAAAAATATGAGAGAAGGTAACTTAATAATGCCAAATGAAAATACAGTAACTCAAAAACAAATAGATGATTTATTCAATAAAGCCGATTTAACAGAAAATGTAGTATTTCATAAGTGTTTAGTTGTAACAGTCCAGTTAAAAAATGGATTTATTATAGTTGAGAGTTCAGCGTGTGTAGATCCGGAGAACTTTGATATTGAAATAGGTCGAAAAATTTGTTGTGACAGAATTAAAAACAAACTATGGGAATTAGAGGGATATAAATTACAATGCAAACTTATGTCACAATAGTAAACATTAATAAATATTAGTGTAAAATAAGTCATACCAATGGTTACAAGTAGGTAAAAACTACTTTAGGATAATAAGACGACACAAGCACAAAAATTTAATATAGCAAAAATAAGAGGGCCAAAAGGCTCTCTTTTACTTTAAAAAAGGGGGTGAATATTTGATTAATCTATATGATAAATTTGAAACAGATTTTGCTCATAATGGCCTTAGAGTTCTAAGTGATACTACTTCTTGCCTTATTACCGAGGAGCTGAATGGCTCTTATGATTTAGATTTAGAACATG